AGTTAAACGCCCTGTTTTCCCCCAGTGCGGGTGGGGGAGGGGGGGGGCGCTTGGAGCATATGGCATATTCGGCGGATTGCCAAAGCCCTCCGTGGTTTGGGGCGTGCCCGACTCATTCGAACCAGAAGGGTTACCACCTTTGCTAGACATTATAATATATACTATATTTTAGTTTTTAGAATTTTTTGATGCCCGAATTTTTTCCAAAAGTGCCAGGTTGAAATGTTCGATGGTCTAAATTCTACGCATTTAAGATTTCGGCAGTTTACGGGTACCGCCAAGTGCCGAAGTCCTAAACGCTCAGCATTTAGGGTAACAAGTACTCTTAATGTTAGACCAATGAACATTTGAAACGGGCACTTTTAGAAATTTTTGCTACCGAATTCTTTTCCCGGAGTGCCGGTTTGAAATGTTCGGCGGTCTAAGACTCGTATGCGCAGCAGCGAGTCTGACCTATTAAGTGTCATATTTCGTCACTTGGCTCAGCGCAGCAAAGCATTAAGGAGTACTTAAATTAAGTATTCCACGGTATTTTCTACGAGCGACGTGTTTTAATACGCCGGTAATGTTTGCGTTTTCTAGTATGCGACCCTTTACAATATTTTCTTCTGTAGCCTGCATGTTGTATTAACTTCACGGGCTCAGGCAAGCGCCACTTCGCGAACGCCTCGAAAATCCTATTTCTTTTGTAAGCTTCTTCTTCGGCGGCCCGCTTCCTCTTTCTTATTAGTCTTTTTTCCCTTATACCTTCTTCACCAAGCACATCTATTACCACTTCCATTGCATCCTCCATAATAGTATGCAGATTAAACATTTTTTCTTTTTTTTCTTTTTCTTCTTTTTCTGTGGAAGGTAAATCATTTGAATATTTGAATAACGCTATAAGAAAACCACCCACTTTATACTGAGTATTTGTTGGATTATAATAATCATAGAACAAGATTGACCCACTTAAGTCACTCGGAAATTTATGGTTGTTTTTCTCAGCATAATATAGTTTTGTCCTTACTATATCTAAAAGTGCATCATGCCCAATTATCAATGCCTCTCTCAAGAAATAATCATATGGTGGTAAAACTTCTGCTTGGTTTAACTTTTCTTTTACAATACTAAATCTTGCCTGTAAATCCTTAAATTTATTTCCATCTAAATTTTTAATAGCAGTAAATAATTCTTCAAGATATTTATAAGTATTTGTTGTTCCACTGTATATATTTCGCTTAATTACCGAGGTCGCACTAAACTTTAGGCCTGTTGTAGTTGGTATTGGTTTTGCATTTAAAAAATCCTCAGGAATTTTAACAAGCGACCGCTGATACTCAATCAAGTCATCAACATTCTTATGCACATGCTCGTTCAAACCAGAAGGGTTACCGCCTCCAGCTGTCGTAGACATTATAATATATACTATATTTTATTTTCGCGTTCTATTTATATTTTATAATTCATATATGTTTATAAAATGAATAACGAGGCCCTCGCCCACAATGTCAGAACTTGGGTTCATTATGACAATATGGCGGCATTATTACAGAAACAAATAACAAATACGCGAAAACAGCGTGATAATTGTGAAGAACAAATTGCTTTGCTTTTGAAACAACATCAAATGTTGAATGCTGTAATACAAATCTCCGGAGGGAAACTTCAACTTCAAGAAGAAAAGTCTACATCCAGTTTAACAATGAAGTCCTTGATGGAATCCGCACAATCCTTTTTCAGGGGGCACCCTGAGATTCCAAATCCTGATAAAATGGCAAATGAACTCGTAGAGCATATAAAAAACCAACGTACAACCACAACCACATTACGGCTAAAAAAATTGAAAGCAACCTAAAAAAGTGTAAAGTATACTCCACTATTTAGTATATAAGTATGTTCCCTTCGTACAATGATTGGATGCAACTAACGGTATTTCTAACAAATACTACGACAGAAACATCTATGGAAGAAGCCATGTTAGACTTCTTCTATATAGGTATATCTCCATGGATACAAAATTGTGGATACATGTGGTCTATTGATGAGGGGATTATAGCAAGGAAATTTGTACATTTCTGTTATATATTATCTATGACTGCAACCTATAATATGCGATTTAATAGGACTGACACTATTGAGGGACCTCCCCCCAATCATCGTAATTTTCCCGAAGACCTAGATACATTTTATAAATTTGCAGATTATATTTCTTTCTCTAATATTCTTTCTGAATGGGATCAAAGATATGAAATTGTTGGCACTATCCTAGATCATAAAATCCGAGATTTCTGTTACGTCTGGATTGATGTAGAATATGGCGAACCGGGTGCGTGGACACAGGCTACTATTCAAATGAATAATGAAGATAACTCAGATAATGAGGTGGCTACAGGTGTTGCTACACATTTAGCCGAAAGCAATTGGTCAAAACGAAAGAATGATATATATTAGAAAATTAAGTGTGAGCCGTGATGGCCTCTAATTTTACTTACTACAGTGGAGTGCTTAATTTAAGCACTCCACTGTAGTCAATACCATAAATAATTTATGAAGACCATTTTTCTTTATTAAATGGCATTACCCCTAGATTATCTGATTCAAGTTTGAATTGCTGCACCTTCTTTTCAAATTCCAGACCACTTGCTGTTAGAGGTCTGGTCGAGCCAGAAGTCACTGATGTGGCATCATGGTTAGATTGCGGCGGGCGTTTTCCAACACATGTAACTCCATAACGAAGTTCTGGGTTATCAAAATATCCACCATTTAACCCAGGCTTTCCACAAGCACCACGCTGTTCTTCAGGTCCATGTTGAAGTTCTTGATATGTTGATTCCTGTGTGGGATATACTGCCATCTGACCTTTTACCCAACCATAATTACACCAGTCAGCCCCTTTTTGCCATGCCTGCTTTACATCTTCATATGTAGCCAATTCAGCACCAAGTGCCTTACATAATGGTGCTGCATCATAATACGTATAATCATTTTTACTGATATTAAATACTTCCTTTGCCGGAGGTAGTACATTCTCCACAACACGGCTGATACCAGATTCATTATGCGGCCCTTCATCTTGTGGGGCAACCGGGGGGGCCGTAGGGACAATGGGAGGGGGTGGCTCAGGTGGATAACCCTTACCCGTAAGCCACATATTTACACTATCAATCCAATTCTGAAAGGATCTTGAAAATGGCTCATAGTAATAGGCAAATATTATTAGAAATATTACAAAAAATCCTATGAACCACATTAAAGGAGTCCCATATTTTGCATTTTCACCACCACCCAATCCAGTATTTGATAAACCCAGGTTTACCATCGGAGAATTATTTTTGGCAGGGGCAAACATATTTGATATTCCTAGATTACCCTTGGGTGCACCTGCATTTGATAACCCAGTATTAATCTTTGGAAAACTATTGGCTTGTGCATTCAAAACATTTGGCATCATATTATTTATTTTTTGAACCGTACTGTTCATATCTAAACTAGACTAAGTTCTGATTTTGAATCGTTAACTTCAAAAGTGGCCAGCGTTTTTCAATTTGTTCTACAAATGATCCAAGACTTATGTCAGGATATACTATTTCATTGATACACGTTGTACTAGGAAGACATGCTCCAAATGCCTGAACTTGAGGTAATTCTTTTGCAATACCCGTTATTGAATCCCATGTCGGGGTTATACGCGTGTTTCCAATAAATATTTCTGGAAACCTTCCTACAAACCCCGTGGCCTGAATTACCCAATCTGCATCTCGCAAAGCCTTTGATATATTAGGCAGATCTATTGCATTAACAAGGGACAAATTAGTGTATACACCACTTTTAATGGCATCAGCAATATCTGCAGATTCTTTTTTAATACCATCGTACTCATTATCGCGTGCATATTTAAATGGATTAGATCCACGATATATACAAGTCGCATTTATATCCGGGATATTATTCAAATTTTTTAATACTAATGTGGCAGAATGCGCCGAACCAATAACTAGTACACTTTGTCCCTTTTTTATTATATGTGATAAGTGCACTTTATCAATAGCAATGGCTAATGGAATTATTGGAATACCATAATCATTTTGCCGGGGAGACATACCCCCACAAAAACAAAGAATATTCGTAGTAGATTCAACACCCGACTGTAAATATAAATTCCATATACGCATTTCTTCATTCCATGATACCCTTATAACCTTATCATAAATACACTCACATTGAATTGATAGTTTGCCGGATGATTTACGCATATCAAAAACCAAGTCGGAAAGTTGAATAGTATTATCTAAGTTTCCGCGAGTCTTTAAACTAGATATAGTATCAGACCAGTTACCCGGTAATTTACTTATAGATTCTAACTTCTGTCCAATAGTAGTATTACTGAAAATACCACTATAATGACGTATTAAATCCCCTCCTAAAAAATCAGGATCAATAATTCTAACCTTATATCCAGGTACTAAGTCTAAGATATAGCTCAACAGAATCTGTCCAGCTATACCAAACCCAACAAGGGTTATGGGTATGTGATTATTCATCTGTTTTCTTTATAAAGAATCTTCTGGGCTTGTACGATTTCCGCCACGAGAAGCAATTACTTGGCGCTGATCGGGAGTTGTACATACACAACCACCGTCACATGCATAAGAAGATGGGCAACATTCCGGTTTGCACTGATTATTCTTAAACATGAATAAACTATCGGGACCCACATCGAATGCTGGGCCATTCAGGGGCTCATTCGGCGTATTGCATTTCCAATTGCTAACACCATCCGGGCAGGTTAGTTTCACTCCATCAAAAGGGCCCATTTTTACAGAAGAATTGCTAATACTAGCGGCATTTTGGAGATAATAAGATGTAAATCCTTCATTGTTAAACCCTTTTACAATATTACTCTTGGATAACATAAGCGCGGCGGCAACCATTAAAATTAACCCTGCAAGAAATACTACGTGTTTCATATCTACTTATTAGTCCCTACTTTTTTTTGAAGGAGGATATCTTCCCGGACATAAGATTCCTCTAATCGATCATAACCAACCTCTGTAAAATCCCGCACAATATAAGAATTCTTAAGATCTGCCGTATATATGCGATATTTTCCAGATTCTGTAATGAGTTGCACTCCTTGCCATTTCCAATTATCAAGTTTACCATCTGGATGCGTCCATCCTCCATCTGCCTGTTGTATCCAAACACCGTCAGAAATACGTTCTCCCTTATCTCCAATTCCGCCATCCACTTCACGGCTACAGGTTCCAATCACTTTTGTCCATCTATTATCGTCTAAAACCCAATCCCCCCGTTTTATATTTATTAGCGGAATTAGACCCCCCTGAAAGGTTTTAACTTTCATAGACATATCTATACACGCAGCATACTTAGGTACTGAAATTTTCTTTATTTTATTAAAATTCAGCATATCTTGTACAATAATTTCCCACGCTTTAGAAAAATATGGTGTCGAGGGCAATTCTTCCCAATCTGCAAATTTTATATAATTTAAATAACCCTTTACAGAAATTATACGTGAAGTAGTTATAAGCGTCCAAAGAGTATTTAATTTCGTATTTGTAATTATTGCATCTGGATGATCTTCTACTGATATAAAATCTTGTTTTTCTTCTAACCACACACGATGTCTTCCACTTACATAAACCCCGTCTAAATCGTATAATGCCTCTAGATTACCAGGTAATTGAATCACTGCTTCAACAGTTGATCCATCTATGAGAGTATCTCCAACAATTATTTCCTGAATATTTTTATATTGTCCTCCTGGAACTAAGACTTTTGTATTAGGGGCAAAACAAAAGACAGATCCCATTCCACCAGTTCTTCCAGGAAAAGCAGACTCAATACCAGCTGTTGCCAAGAATACAAATACCATAACAGGAATAATTGGTAAGAAAAATATAATGGCTAATGCTATTAAAATATATAAAACAATCATAATTATATTTATAACTAAATCTATACCATTCATCAAAGATGTTTGTAATGAAATTGCTAAATATGCAGATGCAACTGTAAGACCTGCTCCCTTTTTCATTGACATATATATGTGTTGAAATATACGAGATGCTAGAGCACCTATTTGTTTAAATTTATTCCAAAACCTATTCATCATTGTAGAAAATGGTGCATAAACTTGAGCTATATTGTCTCTTAAACTATTCAATACACCCCCCATAATATCCGCAACACCCATTTGTTTTTCAAGAACCTCAAATAATTTGGCAAATATACTTTTTAAATAATCAGAAACTTTTTCACCAATGCAAAAATTAAAGTTTTCAGACGCAAATTGAAATGCACTACTTGGATACGATTCTGGTTTATACAAAAAGGCCATCATCATTATATCCAAATCGCAGCGCCGTTCTCCCCAATTTTCTATTATATCTCGCCCAGTGGATGCCCCCAAAATAATACCAAATATCAAAAACATAATAACCAAAAGTATAATAAATAAATAATTGGCTCCCATTAAAAATGCAATAAATACCGTTATAAAGACTATTAAAAAGAGGAATCCTGCCTCCATCTATTCTATCAAGAATACTATACATGAATAATTAACGCTTAATTGAATTGCGTTGCCTTGCAATTTAATTAAGAGTTATATAGTACTTGACAATATTACCGTGGAGTACTTAAGTTAAGTACTCCCTAAGGGTTTGCTCCGCTGAGCCAAGTACCGAAATATCACACTTAATATCAACACTCGTATCTACAGCAGCCAGCCTGATCTATTAAGTCTAATGTTTTAGTAGTTCAAGTAGTCTGGGCTATTACCGGGTAGCATCTTCTTCCTTATAACTCTTTATCAAATTTTCACACCCCACTTCCGTAAAATCACGTATTATATATTTCTTTAGATTTATATTAATCATAAATGAGCCTGATTGGGTTATGAGTTGATACCCTTTCCATTTACCAAGTGTCATAGTACCAATAGGATGCATCCATTCTTCTTTTTTATTTAAAATCCAATTTCCTTCTGTAATACGTTGACCAATTCCTCCTATTCCATTATTTACAAGTCTATTACATAGCCCTATCACGCGTGTCCAACTATTTCTATTATAGATCCAATCCCCGATTTTTATAGTTGAAACTGGAACAAACCCGCTTTGATATTTATATACAAGAATTCCCCCTTCTAATGAAGGCCCTTCGATTATAGATTTGGGTTCTAGATCCTCCGTTGGGGAACAACCATTCAATATAGTGTAAGCAATTCTATTCCAATCTATGGATGATTTTATACTGGAGGGCATTTCTTCCCAATCTGCAAAACGCACGTATACATGAGAATTATCCCCTTTTATTGGTATTTCTCTATTCGAAGTATTCAATGTCCAAAGTGTAGTATTCACCTTATCAGAAATCCTTGCATCTGGGTGTTCTTTTACAGGAATAAACGACGACTTTGTGGTTGACCAGATTTTATGAATTCCACTGACCTTTATTCCATATATTTCATAAAGTGGTCCTTCATATATTGGGCATTCAATAATTGCTTCCACAATGGAACCATTATAAAGTTTATCTCCAAGTTTTAGGTCCTGGATATTCACAACCGTCAAATCTTTTTTAATAATCTTTGTATCAGGAGCAAAGCAAAAAGCATCTATGAATTTAAATATAAATGTATCTCCAAAGTTTGCTATACCCGTTTGAGCAGACATACCCATATACATAACAGCAAACATTGTTCCATAAATTCGAAACATCATTGCTTTCATTCTAGATGCAGTTAGTTTTACTCGTCCCATTAAAGCAGTCATACGTGATTTAAATTCGCTTACTATCTTTATTATTCCACCTACTAAAGTTGCCAATGTCGTGCGAATAGAATTTGTAGATTCCATTAAATTTGTTAATACATCTGTAAATCCACTTATACCCGATGCAAATGGTGCTGTCGTACTTTTTGTACTTTGAGAAATAATTTGTTGTAGACAATACTGGAAATTTTCATTCACATCATATCCGTAAAAATTTGCAAATGGCATAATATGAATTTTACAACGATTTTCCCCCCAATTATTATTAATATCGGAGTTATTTGCACTGGATTCTATCAAATATGCTAGTATAATAGCTATTGACCACAAAAAAAATGCAGATAAATATGGAATCGGATATTTGGTGATATTAGTATCACTTGGCTCACTGTTATTTAAAACAGTCGGCGAAGTGCTTTCTGTGGTGACCATTCTACTTATTTTGACAAGACACTAAAATTATTTATCTTTTATCCTATAATGTTTTTTAACCCAAATTAAATCCTGTTTGAATATTTTCGATGCTTCTGGTACCTTAAGTAATGACATTTTTCTAAGGGTATATAACTTATCACGTACACTTATAATACCAAATTCATTGATGGCTTTTTTCAGTGCTTGATGACGAATTTGATTAGGTTCTGTATATATATAACCATGTTTTTTAAATTCGCCCATACGTATAAAACCATATTCTATGCCGGGGAGATTATTATCTTTTACACAACTTGCTTTAACATACACTGACGATTTTTCAGGGTGTATACGATACATTTTACCGTCAACCCTTTTAACAGTATACCCTTTATTCATAATATTTTTATCAAATTTTCTTACATAACTGCCTTTTTCTATATAACCAGGTTCACATCGTTTTGTTTTTCTTTTATTTTTTGACTTAACATTTAATATACGTCGTGTATAATTTAATCTTTTCAGTAATGGTATTTCATCCATTCTATGAATCCTATATAATTTCTTTATGTATTGTTTGTCTTGTTAAAAGATCTGCATTTAAAGTATATGTGTTACACCATAGTTTTAGACGATCAATTACATCTGTGCGTGTTGTTACATCTTTTGTACAATTAATTAAATCATCTGGCCAACCAAAACTCTTTAACATGCTATCTCTAGTTTGTTCATTTTTATTTGTAATTGCAATATAAACTTTATTATATTCGTTTTTCATAGCATTTATAAAATTTTCTAGAACTACCGGGGTATTATTTGGACCCTTTATGTTTTTTTCGTGGATATTTTTCTTAATAGGCTCTATCCAGGCATCTAACTTCTTTAAACATTCATCGTCGCTTTTAGAAGAAAATATATTAGTGATAACCTCCATTTATATATCTAATCCCGACATATAAAACTCACAATTAAAATTAGCATACCGACTCCAGTTAATATCTTAAGATAGTCGGTTTTTGGTAAACTTTTATATTCTGCCATGTCAATAAATCCCTGAACTCTGCGACATGCTTGAGATCTAACAATCCATGGCATATATGAAACAGAATTATATGATTCAAATCCCTCGCTTACCTGAGTTACGGGGGCATCATATAATCTATCAGCATTTGATTGGTCTTTCAATGCTTGAATATTTGCTCCTATAGAGGCGGGACTTTTTGGGTCATTTTTAGCCCTCGGGTCTCCGGAAGATGGCCCTAAAACAGGTACACTAGATACAGATGGATTAAATGGCGGGGAAGTCGGGAATCCCATCTATAATGCGCTATTTTTATATTATATATTTTAAAATATAAGCAGATGAATCAAAATAATCAAACAGGGCTCAATCGAGATTCCATTAGTGCTCTCGCTGCAGAAGCTGAAAATAAACCATTAGAATTTAACCCTTCTGAACGTAGCGCCTTTATACGTAAAAATGTACAACAAGTCAGAGAAATGTCACGGCTCGGCCATGATAAAGAAACCATAAAAACTGTATTTCCTGATTTTTCTGAGCAATATCCACAATTATTTGATATGGTATTAAGACCAGGTGGATTTGATGAAAAATCACTCGGGCTTATGATAAATATGTTGGATAAAATGGGCGCGGGTAAAACAACACAGCATCAGGCGTCTATAAAAGTTGGTCAACATTTAATGAATGAATATATAAAACCTGTATTACCCCCTGTACCGTAAAGTGCCCGTTGGTCTAAATAAGCCTTAGTCTAAATAAATAAATGTCCCAATATTAGATGAGTCTACGATTTGAAAAACATCATAGTCATCCTTTTACCTATAGAAATTCGAAAAACAACAACTCGGTTTCCCGAACACATATCTTAACGAGCCAAAACGACCAGCGTATATTTACGTCCCTGCTAGAACTGTTAAGGTTAATAAAGGCTAATCCGCATTTCCTAACCGACGGCATATATGAACCCTATAGATGGAGTTTTTTTGAACAATTCGGACTGGATCCGTATTCGGTACTCCTAAGCAAGACGGCCTTTGAGAATATTAAACATATGTTTAAACGCTTCAACTATAGGCACCTACCCAGGGCCCTTTTTCGAGGTAATCCAGGAGAAAATATACTGGATCAAATTTACGGAACGCCCAGCAATTCGTCTAGATTTACAATTCCTGATAGTCAGGAACATAATTTATACCTTTTTATTTATGAAAGTGCTCCCTTAATAGGTTCAAATTATACAGATTACAAAATCCATTTTTCAGTAAAAGAGGAGTACGCCCTCTATGTATTGATAAAAAGCATGAAAGTGTTGTTAGATAGAAATAATGCGTTAGGTCGTAAAGAACGCTTAGGAGGCAAAATTATTCTTGATCTAAATAGAACAAAATATCCGGTAAGTTCGGAAAAAGAATCCTATTGGTTTGGTGGCAACACTGTTCCCACGGTGGTAATATATCCTATAACACATGTTGCGGCCCACGTGAAAGATATTATTGAGCGTCTTATTGCTGCGTTCCCAGAATATAAAAGCATAGGTCTAATGACAGAAGGTCAGCCCGAAATGATTCCCTATGGAAATGTTCGTGTGAATGATCTGATATGCTACGCGCAAGGTGACAGGGGTATTAAATTAGAGAAAAAGCGGCACAATTATGGATTCTACGAACCTGTATCAAAAGTTATTAAAAGTATCGATACAGCAAAATACAATATCATCACTTCTGCTAATGGCACACTTGACTACAAATTAAAGGGCACAACTACACATTCGGCTTTGCCAACAGAAGTAGGTCTTCCGTTTGTTAATGTGCCACCTGAACACAAGCATATACCGGTATGGGTCAACAATATGTTAAGTGCATGTGATGCTGACGCGGCTAAGCGATCAGTGCAGTTTTTTGGATTGAACATGTGTACTCCGCATATGACAACAAACGTTAAGTGTAAGAGCGAGCCCTTCTGTTATTTAACCTACAATAGCGATATGCTTGATCCTAACACGATTCGCGGTATAGAAGGCTTGCCACCATCAGAGAGATTTTCGCAACCAAGTCAAGCGCAAAGTCCATTACCATTAGGAGTGTTATGTAAAGACGCTCTTGAAATGGGTAAGCGTTTGCAACAGTCTTTGGCTTACATAGATAAAAAATATGAGCCACTCATCATAAAAACACTATTAGAAGACTGCAACAGCAGCAAGGAAACTCTTTTACAAAATTTACGACCCATTGTTGCTACGCTTGAACCAGTCGAAACCAGGTTGAAAACAATAATGACAGATACATTTTCTAACACATCTTTGAACATTAATACAGTTATTAATATTAGCGATATATCTATTCTTTCATCCTTGGTAAAAACATTGGCAAATGTAGCCAGTGTTCCTATATATGCGGGACACGCAGAATTACGAAGTGCATACAGTAAACTATATAGACTAGAGGTGTCTATTACAGATATGCTAATATTAATAAAAAGAAAATTGGATGTTTTCAACGGCGGAGGGCGTAAGCCCAGTAAATCAAAAACCAGAAAAACCAGAAAAACAAGAAATATTAGAAAATTTTCTGTGTTACCAACTAGAATAGGATGAGTTCGATGAATGCTAACTACCGTGGAGTGTTTAATTTAAGCACTCCACGGTACTTATATTCGGCACTTGGCGGTACAGAAAACCCAATTATAATGCTATTAAACGGACAATGTGGTCCGTGTTGGTATCACTGAGCTTCAGTTACGGCGTGTCAATAGATGTGAATCCCTGGACAGCGCTCGACCCAAGACCTGCCTTAAGAGTTTTTTAAAAATATCAAAACTCATATGCGCATGCTAGAGAAAGCCATTCAAAAGTCTCAGCGCTCTAAATTGGCTAATTCTTGCTACTAAATCCACTAAACGGTTTCAATGGTATTTTAAACTGTTTGCACCAATTTATAGATCGTTCATGAATTAAATTCCATATATATCTTGGATTGTTATTCCATTCCATTTTATTATTTATAGCGTTATTTACAGCAGCAATCTGCTGATCTAAATGCACTTTCTCTAGCATTTCAATATCTCTAATAATATGAGAAGGTATGACAGAAAATATACTTTTAATATACAGTTTATTATTTGTTGTTATATTGCGTAATTCATTTAATGTTTTTAATATCCAGGGAGGTACAACACGACAACAACTACCTACAAAATACTTCTCAGCATTACATGGCCTACTGAGGGCTGGTTTATATAAAGTCCAACTATTAAAACAATAGGCCAACATCGCTATTAAATCCTTTGTACATTTTAATTCCATATCAAATATTTTTAAAATAAAGTCACCACCCAGTTTCATTGTCTGAAGACCAATAATAGAAGAGGAAACTAATAACGGAAAAACTTCTATTTCTTGTGTGCCATAATGTTCACTAAAGTCAAACCCACCATCCGCGGTGAAAACACTACACTTACCCTTTGTTTTTTCTAAAAATGCTTTCTGATTTTCCTCCACCGTTATATCACCCGAATCATCTGCACCATATAATACATTGACCATAGGCGATTTGCGTAGGAAATGATGTGCCCGTTTCCATCCAGGAATATTTGATTTTGTTGGCTTCAATGTCATAGCAGTTACAGAAGAAAATTTAAATTCTTCTCTTTCAGCAATATATAATAAACATTCTATAAAACCACCAGGCCCTTCACATACATGAGCAGACTGATGTGGTTTTATAACTGGATGGCGATTAAAGAAATCAAGTATACTAAGCAGTTCTATCATCTTAAAAAATGACCTACTGAGAGGTTTTATAATTGATACCGGTTGTGGTACACGTGTATCATGTGATTGAGAAAAAACCAGTTCATAGGGGTTAGAAGACCGCTTTAAAAACTCCCATTCTCCCGAGGCGTCTAATAACTCAATCTCTTGCTTCAATTGAAAAAGTTCACCTTCATTTTTTGGCAATATTGGCGTATTTGATATTTTTATATCAGGTGCTTCTATCCAGAGAACTTTATGTGGATCCCCCCATTGACACCATTTCACATTTGACCAAGGTGGTGAATCGCTTAGCCACGACATATATAAATGACACGGCTAAGTTTAAGGTACCTTTATTCTTTTAAAATCTTTATTTACTTAGACTAATTTCCATAATGCCAAAACCATACATGATACTGAGCCCCCCGCTAAATGGAAATTATCTACATTAATACTGTGTGTTTTCATATTTGATCCTGTATATTTCCATGTTTTAGAACTTTCTAACTTTGGAACAAGTAAATGTGTATGAGTTAGCCATACAGAATTACATGCGTACAAAAAATCCAATGGTACATCAATTACATTTTCTTTTCCAAAGCGGCCTCTGATTTCTTTCCTAGATTCGGCAGAAAATGATTTCTCGTGTAATATGACTTTCATATTTGGCAATGGTAAGAAACATAGGTCCAGGTGATAGGTGGATGGCTCTACAATATGAAGTGTGTGTATTGATGGAGGCATCCAATTCGCCTCCAGCGCCTCCTTCAAGATTGCAGCTCTAACTGCCGCAATTCCAGATTTTGTTGTACGTCCCGCGCCGTAACATAGCCACAAATCCTTTCCATCATGAGACCATCTAGAATCGCCTTGACCCTCATAGTACAAGTTTTCCTCTTCAGGTAGCGAAATTACTTTATAGCCTAATTTATCTCTGAGAAAGGCGCCCACCTTGATTTCTTCTCCTCTACGCTCAGGATGTGCATATCGCGCTAGAATAGCAACCTTTGTAGGCCACCCTCTCAAGATTAATGCGGAATTTGAAATAAATACTAGGTCCGGAAATTCACCTTTGGGGTCAGCAACTTTTGCATCCAGTACATGGACTTTTATATTATGTTTCATGAAACTCTGCTTGAGAACTTCAAACTGGTCTGATACCTCTTTTTTATTTATTGGTGGTCCAACCTTTGTTATAGGATTTATTGCATATTTTACATCGTAGAAATCTGGAGAAGCGAGAACAACCGCTTCCATCTTATACCAGTCAATATTTAATTACCGTGGGTATGCGCATAATATGCCATTTAAATCCCTATAAACCTATAGATGACTAATATCTGGATTAAGCGGTGGTGTGGAAGACTAGGCAATAATATCATTCAACTGCATAAGGCCATCCAGTTGGCTGTATCGAAAAATTACAATATAATTTTACCAACACACAAATATTTCTCAAAAACCTATATATGTCTAAATAAACAGATCGGAATAAACAGTAAACGGATATCTGATCCGAATAACTATTTTTATAGTCCTAATATACCCGATGTAGATCAGAATAGGGTATTACAAATTCTACGGGGCTGTTTTACTATAAAGGATGTGAAGGCACTAGACGCCGAAGATTTGGTTATACACATACGCAGCGGCGATATTTTTGATAAAGACCCGCATCCAGGTTATATCATGCCACCCCTGTCATACTATGTAGATATAATACGGGCGAACACATTTAAAAATATATATTTGCTGGCCGAAGATCGGAAAAACCCCTGTATAAATGCACTTCTTGAATTATATCTGACTATTCAGTTTGAATTGCAACCTCTAGAAAAAGACATACGGCTTATTCTAGGTGCTGTGAATGTCGTGGCTAGTTACGGTACTATGATTGATTCACTTTTACTATTTTCTGATAATATAAAAAGGGTTTATAGGCCGTCGTATAGCCATATACTATTCAAGTTAGAATCGGTACAGTACATTGCAACAGATTTAGATGAGTACAAACAGGCTATGACTCCTTGGAAGAATACAAGAGAACAGCGGGAAATTATTTTAAGATATAACAAGAGAATAAATTAAATATAATTTATATTTGTTAGATCGCCAAATATTATGAAATGTTCGTTGGTCTAAATATCTCTAGTCGTATAGTCCTTACCATTAAATATCCATTCGCGTGATCGCTTAGACCACTGTTTGACCCCGTCAAAAATTTCATCTGATGACTGATGTAGGATATAATGGAACTTGAAATGCTTAATAAAATAATTATATTTTTTAATAGAAGAATATACTATTTTCTCTGCATTTATTCCAGCTAGAGTACAATTAGTTAAACTCCACACATTCTTCATAACATTATAATTCCCATATCCAATATTATCTGAACATGCTTTATTATCATTAATTGTATAATATTTATCAGACTCTATAGAGTCATATAATTCAAGCTGTTTGATTTCTGAATCGAGTCTCAAGCGCACAATACAATCAAATGCATCTTTTGAGACCTTATCTAAGATATAACTCATACTGTAAAATAGTCTATACCAATTTGGATTCCTTACTTTTAATTGTTTACTAAATTCAGACTCTTCTAGGGCGGGGATAAAATGCGCCTCTATACCCTTTTCTTGGCAGTATAATTTTAACTCTTCATATGATGCATTTATATAGGTTAGTATGCAAAAGGCGAATGTATGCTGAGGATATGTTGTTAAAAAATAATTAATATTTGCCTCTATATTCTGTTTAACCCGATCAAATGTGGGTCGGCATACTCCAACCATAGTTACACAGACTTTCATTCTCTGTAATCATGATTTATATATTTTAGACCCTTATAGTATAAGATGGCGCAGGCAGGAGAAGTTGAAGTTTTTCGTATAACACCAGAAGTTGGCAAGTGTTATGAACATATTGAGGCTACCCGAACTCTAAATATTAGAGGGGGTGATCGTAAATATTATAGTGAAAATCAACCAGCATATGTTGGTAAATTTCTTAGACATGAAAGGTATGGAGCTAGTAATGGAACGGAAACTTTTGCGTTTTTTGATGATAATGGAAAGGAAAATAAAGTAGAATATTCATTTGAGGGAAATACTTGTTTTATAGAAGTTAAATGTAAAAGTGGTGGTGGTATGCGTAAAAGTGGAATGCGTAAGCGCTCTAGAAAATCCCGGCGCAAATTAAAGACACGTAAGAATCGCAAGTGATTCCTTTAGTCTAGCGGCTACTTTCTACTCCAGAACATTGAACTCCACATCGGGCTCCTCCAACTCCACGTCGCCCTCAGGCATCATGGCATTCATACGCAGGCGCACAATATTGCACTTGTCCTCCTTGTCCGCAGCCAACTCCTCGGCAATATCCTCGTCATCTAAATCCTCCACATCCTCCTCCTCAGCATCCGCAACCGGCGGCAGCCCCTTCTGCAGGCGCATCAGTGCCGCCTCATCTAACAGCAGTTTGCTGAAGGTGGTACCACCGCAAATCGGCTGCCCAGTCATGATCTTGGCCGAGACACCCGTCACAGGATCCATCTCACCGAACAGGGCCGCACGCAGCAGAATCTTCTCCGTCTCCTCAAAGGACGCCTTTGCCAGAGGACCGATATTATTCTTATTGATGCCATAGCGGTCCACCGACATGAGACGCCCATTGCGTGTCATCGTGTCTATCAGCAGACCCAGATGCCGGTAATTCACACCCGCATCCGCAAACAGCGAGTCAATCTCCGTGAATAGTATCGCGCGACTTGCCTCAATCCCCAGGATATCCAGTACATCGTGCACGTTCGTGGTATACAGACGTGTTGGATCTACGGCGGGGTGATTCATCACCTCTATGAAATTGCTGCCATCTGTGTCAATCGTGTACTCGGTAATCTTCTGAGGCTTTCCATCCACGATTTCCACGCGGTTTTCGGCCTTGCTGAAGGAGGCCGCCTTGATTCCAGGTACGCCACGCACCGCCACGGTATTCAGCAACTGGTTCTGGAATTTCTTGAAATTAATGTAGTCATCCTGTGATGCATCAGCCGGTTTCGGGTTCTCCAGGCGTATGCGCATGATGAGCTTCTCGGAGTTGAAATCCGTATAGACCATTCCAATCGTATTGGTGAATTTCGCATTCAGAATGTACGCCACGTCATCCATGGTAATATTGCGATTAAACATGGAGTCGCGGTTGAACTCCAGGCGCAGCATCCACTTACTGAATTTTTCGGTGTCAGCTGCAGCCTCGCCCTCTTCACCACCTTCAGCCACTGTGGCACTCATGCCCTCCGAAAGCTTCCTCTGCTCAAACAGCCTGTAAAAGGCCAGCAAATCCCGGTCATCCTCCACTACCGTCTCAAGGTCCTTCGGATCGTAGTAGAGTCCAACTGTCGTCACGATATCACGGAGCATTGTCAGCTCCAAATCCTGCGCAACCTCACGCGCCTTCTCCTTGCTCTCTCGGAACTCGGGCTTCAAGAAGATACTCAGCGATGTAGCCTTCGGCGATTTGGTCACCTTGAATACCTCCTTCAGGCGTGGCACACCTCGGGTCATACCCGACTTGGCTGCCACGCCGGCTAGATGAAATGTATCTCTCAAGCACACATTATCCAATGACATGAAATTCCGCGTCTTCTCAACCGTCAGATCATACACCCAACCCTTTATAGGCTTTATCTCCTTAATACTCTTGATGGCATCCCACACGACATCATTCATCGCATTCCGCCTAGAGGCTCTTAATTTTCCATTTTTGAAATGACCGTCCATGATAGCCTGTTTCCTGCTCATACTGAGACGGAATGTCTTATAGAAGATCTCGGCATATTTGCTAGGTATGGTCATGGTAAAGTACCTGCATACAGAATCAAACTTGCCCTGCTTCGGCATTCTAGATGACTTTGTTGTAAAGATACCATAGCGCGCTAGTAGAGCAGAGAGGCGGACGACTAATGCCTCTGAAACAGAGGTTGCCGCTATACTGGCACCCTTCTTACTTACAGATCCATCTCCACAGATATACGCATCTAGAAGGCCCCCCACAAAGTCATCAGGGGCCTGCATTACCCAGTCAGGGAGTGTCTTATCATAACTCAGACGACCAAATAGCTGCGTGAATACCTTGGCCAAGATAGTGGAATGGATCACCAGGCTGGTTGTCTGCCCTTTGATTCCCGACTTCTTTGCCTCCCTCTCTTCTGATACTACGTGGTACCCAATATTCCATGAGTCCAGTAGCTCCTGAACAGGCTTCATATAGCATATATCGTTGTTTGTAATATTGATTTGCGTCGTATTACTCATACCCTCAGCCAGGTACGCACCCACAAAGTAGCCGAATGCCTTATCCAGAGGAATAGACTCAGGGATCTGCGACACGTCGGGGCGCGTGCGCTTCGGATATATGAACCCATTCTTAATGAAGGGCGCATTTGAATTCCGCTGTTTTGCAAAGGCATCGCGGAAAGTATCGCTGCGCGAATACGGTACCGTGAAATCCTTACCTTGTACTGACTGGAACCAGTGGCGCTCTCCAACCTCATCAGCCTTCAGCATCGCATTAAAGGCCTTATTTGCCTCGGTGCCATATAGGAACTCAGTGGGCTTCAGTATATCACGGAGTTCCAGGGTCTTAACAAGACCGAGTTGTTCAATTCCTACAGATTTGGCAATTGGCAAGCAATCACCCACTTTTAGATCTGAGCCATTTACGGGTGTAATTTTGCCATCTATCAGCTTCAAGAAGGACTTTGCCTTTGTGGCCTTCACTGTACGACCCGACTTCAGGGTGACCTCCAGGATAGTATCAGAGCCATCCTCATTTATCACCGGGTGTCTCGTAATAGCCTCTAACTTGGTCCACACCACCTTACCATCCTCATCGCATGATACCGCCTTCCAGTCATTGCCGTCATTTAAGTCTATGTAAATCTGATTATTGGGCAGGTGCTGGATACGATGGGTATCCTGGCAATCTAGATAATATGAATCAATGAAATTGCCAATCTGAGGAGTCCAGATTTTTCCGTTCTTAGCAATTATGATATTCGTGTCCCAGTCCACGCTGTTCAGCGTCATCTGTGTAGCGGGCTCACCAATACTCTGTGCGGCAATAATACCCACCTGCTCTCCAGGCTGCGCCCACGCCGCCCAGTTCTTTATCAAAATCTGCTCAATGAGCGTATTGAAAGCAATTTGTGTGAAGCGGTGCTTGACAATCGTATTATGCGGCCCCAGGTGGAATCGCAGCATCGCCGCCCACATCCGGTGGAAGGGCAGAGTCCGCTGGTGCAGGTCCTTGAGGCGCTCAAAGACGTACTCGGGCGTCAAGTCCGTTGTCTCACTGGCCTTCAGGTTGAACTTCACCTTGATATTCATGATCATGCGATCCAGATTCATCGGACCCATCAAACCCTTTGCCCGTCCATTGCCGAATACACCATTCACCAGCATGGCACGATCCGCCAAAATTTGCTCAACGAACGCATTCACTAACTCTGCATTTTCTGCACGCGGCACAGACAGAATCTCATCCCACTTTACATCACGGAGGCCCACCAGCTTCCGAATATCGTCATCAGACATCGTGTGAATCGGGAGCCCCTGCGTCTCCACCTTCGTGGAACTCAGGCCATCCTCACCATAGTGGAACTGGACAATACAGCCACGAGCGTCGCGTACCGTGCCGTCGTGCTGCGTGACAAGGTCCTCCATCGCCTTCACCATCTGTCTCTGCAGGTAACCCGTCTCAGCCGTCTTCACGGCAGTATCAATCAGGCCCTCACGGCCCGACATAGCATGGAAGAAGAACTCCTGGGGTGTGAGGCCCTTCACAAAACTGTTCTCTACGAACCCACGCGCCTCCGCACCGTCGTCAAACTTCTTGTAGTGCGGCAGAGTACGGTCAGTGAAACCATAGGGAATGCGGCGACCCTCAATATTCTGCTGACCCACACAGGCGACCATCTGTGATACGTTAATTGTACTACCCTTGGAGCCCGCCTTCAACATGCTAATCATACGGTTCTCCTGGGCCAACGCTTTCTGACCCAACTTACCCAGTTCCTCAATGGCCTTGTTCAACTTACCGAACACCTGGCTTTCAAACTCATCCTGGTTTGTCTTGCCCGTATTATTATCAAATAAGTCCATATGAACCTGTAAGACAATCTCATCAATTTCTTTCTTGCGTTGCTGTACGATTTCATTCATCGTGGCAAGAGTTTGGTCATCTGCAACAAGGTCCGAGAGCCCCACACTGAATCCACTCATAATCAAGTAGGCCTCGATGGTGCTCTGCACTGAATCTAGCAAGTTCACTGCAGCCATAGCCCCAAAGTCGTTGTAGGTAGTATGTACCACGCCGACACCCGTTTTATTGAGAACATCGTCATCAACAATTCCATTCACCTGAATCATCCCATTGCGAATCTTTACCATGTTATCCTCGTTGGGATCATCGTCATAGAACTTATTTTTAAGGTCAGTGTTCATGGGAGGGAATAGCATACTCAGGACATGTTGCCCAGACCACCGAGCACTACCATTCACAATCTCTGGCTCGGGCAGGCGTCCATCAAACCGTTTGTTCCACATCATCAGATTCATATACTCGCGACGAGTGAACTTCTCACCCTGTTTCGTAATACGATGGGAACCGAGCAGGGCATCCTGAACCACCTTGATCACCGGCTTCTGGTGCCTCGGCGAAATCATTTGGAAGGGCACTGCCGCAATGTCCTGGAGCTCCTGGATGGCCTCAGAACTCTGAGGAATATGTGCATTCATTTCATCTCCATCAAAATCTGCATTGTATGGACTAGTAACAGATACATTCAGACGAAACGTGTTATAGGGTAGTACGCGAACACGGTGACCCATCATAGACATTCTGTGTAGTGTAGGCTGACGATTGAAGAGCACCATGTCGCCATCCATCAAATGGCGATTTACAAGGTCACCGCTGTATAAGACAATTTCCTTCGTGTTGATATGAGCCAAACTAATCATACGCCCGTCCTTCCGAACCAGAGTCTTAGCACCTGGATATGTACTTGTACCATTCTGTATAAGTTTGTAAAGTTTATCACGATTGTATTCAGTAACCCGTTCAGGGACCGTTAAATTCATGGCAATCTTCATAGGAACTCCAAGTTCGGCAATGGAAATATTTGGATCCGGGGTGATAACAGATCTGGCCGAAAACTCTACACGTTTACCTTGGAGATTGTAGCGGATACGACCCTCTTTAGAACCGAGACGTTGTTGAACTGATTTCAGAGGGCGGCCTCCACGTTGGGCCGAGGGGGCTACCCCTGGAATTTGATTATCAACAAGAGTTGCAGTGTGATATTGGAGAACATTTAGCAACTCGTCAATATTACTTTTATTTCCCTTGGAGCCCTCCGCATCCATTTTTGATTTTAGCATTTTATCAGTTTTGATGATTTCAAATAGTTTGTGTGTCAAATCATCTTCGGAGCGTTGATTATTTTCCTGAACTACCGATGGACGCACCTGTGGGGGTGGTATTGCCATAACAGAACAAATCATCCAATCTGGACGGCACCAACGGGGATTGAATCCCATAAATGATACATCTTCATCAGTAATTCTACGAAATAGACGTTGTACATATTCAACTTCCAACGGTTGTTTCATGGAATCATGGTGCACACCCGCCTTGGCATTTGTTACTTCCTCCCACTCAGCCACAATACGGGCAATACCCTCGCGTTTATATCTGTCGGGCTGTCTTGCACCACAACCATCCTCGGTCTCTTGGCCGCAGCGCGAGATATTGCTGGAAGCCTCCAGCAACTCCTTCCAGCGCCCCTCACCCTTCTTGTTCTTGATGGACGAGCGCATTTCCTTGTCCACTAGAAGCTTGCTGCAACTGATACAGACGCAAGTTAATACATTTAATATCATGGGAAGAAACTGGATATAATAAACTGGTCTTGCTAGTCTATAGTGACCAAAATGACCAGGGCAATGATTATTTGACTGGCCACAAGAACGACACTGTTTTCCGTTTTCCAGTACGCCCATACGGGGGTCAAAGAGGCCACTAATCTTTGGCTCAGAGCCCTCATAGGTTGCATTCGATGTAATTTCTACTACGGAACGCCGTTCAATCTCGTCGGGGCTGAATATGCTGAATTGGATTCCGAGGATAGGCTCAATCTCAGAATTACTACTGGTGGCCATCTCTGAGGTTATGTCTGTTCTTTTCTAAGCCGGGAAATAACCTCAATTTTTAGGGTTTAATTCAAAACCGCTTTAAGCGTTTTTGTGTTTTGCCTTTTTTACTACGCCTCTTTCTTATGAATCTAGTTATTTTGCGACGTTTGCCTCCAGATTGTGGTGGCCCGGGCTCCACGTGAATTAATGAAGTTCCACACTGACTGCAGGTATTTGTAGCCACATTATTATCAAAAGTGCAGAGAGGGCATGATTTTACAAGTTTTGTGGGAGGTTTATTTGCTGTCCCGCCACCACAGTCATTCCCGCTACCGCCACCCGTCCCGCTAACGGGACCACCCTTCCCGCTACCACCACCACCGCCGCCACCACCACCGCCGCCACCACCACCCTTCCCGCTAACGGAACCACCGCCGCCACCAGCCTCCCCAGCTAAAACCATCGCTATAAACGCTTTTAAATCATTTTTACGATGAATATCCAAGTACTTTCTAAGTATAGCCATAGCTCTTTTGCCATTTTCCATTAGCTTTCTACCAACTTCCAAACTATAATAGCGACTTATTGGATCAACCCAGCTAGGTCCACCTAATTCTGGATGATCATTCAAATAGCGTTCCGTTGTTGCCGCATCAAAAAAATTAAATGCATACGCATCAATAATATTATCAATTGATATAGATTTATATATTCTATGTAATTTTTGTATGGATTTCAATATTTCATTAAAATAATTTTTAGTATCTCCATGAAACTTTATTAAAAATAAAAATATTTTCTTATTTACTATATCACTTACTTCCAAACTGTTAATTAATTCATCATTCTGAATAGAAGTTTCTATTAATTCTTGATCTTCTATTTGAATATCAGGTATTACTACCTTTGCCAGTATATTTTTGTATTCTATACGAATATTTTTATTTGCATCAAGTAATATTAATAAATTTATTTTATTTAACTTATTTCTATTTGCTGCACCCTCATTTTTAGCATCTCTCATCCCCTCTAAGAAACTAGAATCTTGATCTGATCTCATTGATACTCTTAAAATTTGAAATATATTAGCCTTATCACCTATATATTTTTCAATTGTTTCATAGCCTTTTAATTCTGGGCCAACCGAATCTTTATAAATATAGTTATTTGATAATCTATTGTATATTAAACAGACCCAGTGACCCCCTCCATAATTTATAATATATCCAAGCAGATTATCTGTAGTATCCTTCTTAAATCCTTCATATCGTTTTTCAATATTAATATATGCTGCTTGAAACCCTGATATTTTAAGTGCTAGTACTAATAAATTTGAAGTAAAATTACCATTATCTGGACATGGCTCATTCTCTGCATCATCAATAAGTCCAGGAGTTTGTGCAAGTAATTTACAAAAGCGGTTCAAATCAAATTTATTATCAAATGATAATGTACTTCCTATTCTTAGTATATCTTCACGAGTATATGGTGCTGCGCCACTGGACGTTGTAAAATAATCTCCACCAAGTAAATTATTCAGTGCGTGTTTTCCGCAATATAATGAATTATCTTTTTGTTTTTCAATATAATCAATTTTAAATTTCTCTAATTCTTTTAATCTTCTTTCATTCCTACCGGAACTGTTACCAACACCACCTCCACCACCTCCACCACCTCCACCACCTCCAC